GCATGGGAATACCTCAAGCATTACGCTAGACCAATACTCGCATCAGTCAATGAGTCTGATTTGTACGTTGATCTAGTCAATGGAGCTAGGATAAGGCTATTTGGCGCTGACAATGCAGATGCAATGCGAGGATTAGGCTTTCACGGTCTGTTCCTAGATGAGTACGCTGATTTCAAACCCAGCGTGTTTGGCAATATCCTGAGACCTGCTCTATCAGACAATCAAGGCTGGTGCGTGTTTGCATCTACTCCAAAGGGTAAGAATCAGTTTTGGGACATCTATAGCACAGCTCAGAGAATACCTAGCGAGTGGTTCTGCTTAAACCTGCCAGCATCAGTATCTAAGCTACTCCCAGATGGGGAGCTATCGGCTGCTAAAGCTCAACTGTCACCTGACCAGTATATGCAGGAGTACGAGTGTAGCTTCGAGGCTGCAATACTAGGCGCGTTCTACGGCACAGAGATGCGCGAGGCTACGGAGCAAGGGCGCGTCACTAGAGTAGCCTATGACAACAACGTGCCTGTTCATACTGCTTGGGACTTAGGATATAGGGATGATACAGCGGTCTGGTTTTATCAGGTCATCAGAGATGAAGTACATATCGTAGACTTTTATGCAATTTCTGGTGCAAATATTGACGAAATAGCTGAAAATATCCTAGCAAAGCCGTATAATTTCGGTAAGCACTATTTACCTCATGATGCTAGAGCTAAGACATTGGCGGCTGCTGGTAAGTCAGTAATTGAGCAATTGGCGGTACACTTTGGCATCAATAGCCTAGCTATCGTGCCTGATCTGTCAGTACAGGACGGTATACAGGCTGTCAGAAAGATGCTGCCGCAGTGCTGGTTTGATGCAGACAAGTGCAGTGAAGGTATCGAGGCTTTACGTCAGTACCAAAGAGAGTACGATGAGGACAAGAAGGCGTTTAGGCAAACACCAAGACACGATTGGTGTAGTCATCCGGCAGACGCTTTCCGAATGTTATCAATAGCTTGGCGGTCAGAGCCGCGAGTCAGACAGCCTGATGCAGCTAAACCGCTAATGGTAGGAGAGCAAAACACAGCAACACTTAACGATGTGTGGGCGCAAGCAAATCAACCTAAGAGAGGCAGAATATGAGCATACAATCACCCTATAGATACCAGTCCGAACACGTTGCAGCAAGTCAAACAGCACAAGTTTTAGGCGGCACAGGCGCAATCGGTGACTACATCCACAGACTAATATGTACAGTCACCACCGCTGCTACAGGCAATGTAGTTCTGGTAGACGGAACAGGCGTAGGCATATTGAGCCATACCATTCTTCCTGCATCATGCGGCACAGGTATCAATGTCTACAATATCGAGATCAACGCTGCATCTACTACTGGTGCATGGAAAGTAACGACAGGAGCAGGTGTTGAGGTTATGGCTGTAGGCATATTCTCAGCATAATGCCTAGTCCTAAACAATACGCAGAAGGTTTGAGTGCTATGACTGACAAAAAAGAAGCCTTATTTCAGTCTGGCATTCGTGCTACTCCTTGGTTTACTGAGTTTGTAGACACACACGGAGAAGAACCCAATCTTTCACCTAGCGCAGATTACAATTATCGTAAGGCTTGGGATGCTGGTCTAAGGCCATCACCTAACGAATATGATAATAATAGGCATCATTGGCCCTCTTCACTACCTAATGGAGAGATGTTAAAAGAGCAAGGTCATCCGACTCTATGGAAAGAGCATTACATGAGAGCTACGGGAACAGACCCAGACTCTGTTGGAGCTACAGAACAGGATTATTTAAGGCTATATGCCAAGCCCTAAAGAACTAGCCAAAGCTCTAGCGCATCGGGGCGAGATTAGGAACACGCCACAGAATAGTTTTCTAGGTGGTGTAGCTAACTTTCTTGCTCCAGTATCAGAGTTTCTTGATCGGGACAAGATACCTGAGAGCATACCGTTCCTTAGAGGATTGAGTGCTGCTGACTTGACTGGCGTGAAGGGAACTGAAAGTCTTGTAAGGGACATGAGCTATGGCACACCGCCCATCAGAGGTGCATCACTACAGACCACTAAGGTAGACCCTAGAGTGCTAGACCTTGCTAGTGTGTCTGGTGCAATGATGCCTGTCGGCAAGGCGTTAGGTAAGGCTGCTCTAATGAAAGCTGCTCAACAGGTACAAAACAAAACTGGATTTGCAAAGTTCATGCCAGATACAAGAACAAGTGTAGTACCAGAGGGCAAATCTTTCCCATCACAAATGTCAGAGTATGTGCCGGGCGTTAAATCTGGTGATGAAATGCTTGTAACTCACAATTTAACCGCTGAAAAACTGTATGGCGCTGACAGATTAGGTGGTATGCCAGTTCCATCATTGGGAATAAGTAAATTATCTAGTCCATTAGAAGGATTTGGTGATATTACTTTTGTTGGCGGCAGAGAAATGGCAGTGCCTTCTAAAGTAAATCCGGTGTACAAGTCAGACGCATACACAAAACGCAGGCCAGAAATACAGCGCGGTATGGATAATAAGTCTAGTGCAAACCTTACAAATATGTTTGGAGATTTGCCTAGACAGTTGCCTGTAAGGGGTGAGACTGAGTTAGAAAAGCTAATAGGTAATTTTGGCGATGCTCCAAACAACAAATTATTGCAAGCAAAGTTCTTGCAAGAAAAGGGTATTTTGCCAAACCCTGAAGATTATGCAGACAAAGGGCAGTTTAATGAGCAGATATACAAACTACGTCAAGCTAATCAAAATGAGTATGACTCATGGGTTGATACGTTTATGCAATCTTTGCCTGAAAGTGGTGTAAAGGTTAAAGATGAGATATTTAAGGGATATACACCTTCTGGAAACAGAAGATATGTTGAAGCTAATTTAGAAAACATAGTGAAAGATATGAAGGGTGGCCCTAACACTGAAGGTTGGAATTATGGTGTAGGCAATCTAAGGGCAGTAGCTACTCCTAAGTTTAAGAAGTTTGACGAGATTACTAAGGGCAGAGATAGGCTTATATCAAATGATGAATTTACAAATATAAAACAACCGTCCGATGAAATGTATAGCTCCATATCAGGAAAGCTGCGTAACTTAGATAAAAACTATTCTCCTGACGATGCTATGTTGGAGGTAGCGGAAACTGGAAACATCAATGCGCTAGACAGAATCTATAAAAATATACCTACTGAACTAAAAGCTGAATTATCTTCTTATATTGGTGGATTGAAGCAAATGCCAACTAATTACTTTGAAGTAAAGCCGCAAAGATCGGTAGGCATTGGCGAGTTTAAAGGAGCATTAGTTCCTAGTGACTTACCTAACAAAGCAAGGCAGATCATTGATAATGCTGGGATTAAGGATGTATACACTTATGCTAATGAAGCAGAGCGTAAAAATCTCCTTAAAAAGTTTGGCAAAGATATGTTCTCTGTTATGCCAGCCATTCCCGCTGGCTCAATGTTAGACCCTCAAGCAATAGCTGAAGCACTTAGACAACAGGACAGAAAATGACCGAAACTCCAATTGAGAAGTATCTGAACGTAATCGGCGCATACGACAACGAGTTCAAGAAGTGGGAAGCTCGTTCTGCAAAGATCGTCAAACGCTACAGAGATGATAACCGCAGCCAGAACTCTAACGAGACGGCAAAGTTTAATATTCTGTGGTCGAACGTACAGACCTTAATCCCAGCAGTCTATTCTAAGCTGCCTATGGCTGACGTATCACGCCGCTTCGGAGACAATGACCAAGTAGGTCGTGTTGCCTCACAGATCATTCAGCGGGCTATTGACTACGAGATTGAGCATTACCCAGACTTCAGAGCAACTATGAAGAATGCGGTACAGGATCGCTTCTTAGGCGGTCGTGGTGTCGCATGGGTACGCTACGAGCCGCATCTAATTGAGCGTGATATGCCAGAAGATGGGCTACAGGTCACTGAGGACGCTGATGAGGTAGAGAACGATACAGCAGAGACATACGAGGAGATCGAGTACGAGTGCGCTCCTACAGACTACGTTCACTGGAAGGATTTTGGTCACTCAGTAGCTCGTACATGGGAAGAGGTCACGGTTGTATGGCGCTGGGCTTACATGACGCGAGAGGCGCTTATAGAGCGTTTTGGTGAGGAGTCTGCAAAGAAGATACCTTTAGACAGCGGCCCACAGA